CACGCCTGATTGATGTAGTCATAGACGCGCGGATCATCGACACACACGCCGACAACGCGGGCAATCGTAGATTGGATGTCCTGAACGATCAGTTTCATTTGGTGTAATAGACTCGCGCGGTCCGCTTGATAAAGTAAACACCATAGAACGGAGGAAGGTTGTTGTGCGATAGCCCGCCGCCAAAGTTGTCAGCTACCACATGGATACCAGATTCAAATGAAAAGTCATCATTTCCGTTGCCAGCAGGTTTTTGGGCGAAGTCCGTACACATTAGGTTTAAGACAGGCGTTCCGTTAGCAGTCTCCACCCGAACATTATGATTGTGAGTTGGTATTTCTGAATCCGACAAAACATGCTTGTCTTCTCCTACAACAGATGTCGCCGTTGCGGTTCCGTTTACAGCAACAGCGCCGCTCGCCGCAAAAGCTCCGACACCGACCGGGAATCGTGCCGCGAACGCTGCATCAATCTCCCACATCGGACCTGTGACGCTTGTGACCGTGACTGCACCATCGCCACCGTCGTACAGCCCAAGATCAATCGTCGAACCAACGAACATCCGCCGCTCTTGACCAGCCGCTTCAACCGTGTTCTTTCGAATCCAGAACCCCTGGGTGAAGATCCACCAAAGCCCTTGATCATCGAGCCAAGGATAAACACGGTTGTTGATCGCAGGAAACGATGCTCCAAAGTTAAAGAACGAGTTTCCGATGGTGCTGTTAAAAATCGCCTGCGTCCCGCTGATGATGTCGTTGGCCAACGTCTGGTAGTTGGTCGGGCAATAGTTTACAGGAAGGCTTGGAGGAACAAGGTTGATCAGTGTTAGATTTGCCATATTATTCCGATGTGTAAGTAAACGGGTTCACGTCGCACGCTTCAAGCGTCTTGCATCCTTGGGAAGTCCTGCACTCTCCGACCACGGACTCCTGTACATCGTAAGCGTGGACGCGGACGCTCTTGATGCGACAAAATCCGGTGATGGTCAAAGCCATCTGCACTTCGTACAAGTTACGGGTCGGTGTGCTGATGGTTGAATTGCACGATGTATCTTCCGGAGTCGGAAGACGCATCTTCGGCCTGTACTGAGGCTGAAAGTTAGCAATCGGACAAAGGTTGCTGCACTGGTTCGTTGTGGCGCACTCCGACCAGTTCGCCCAATCCAGCCATCCTGGATATTGGTCCGGTCGATATTGCACGTTGAACGCAGCGGTTCCATCAAGCGCATCGATGAAGATGTCCCCTGAATCAAGCCGTTTCAGTCCGAACGGAATCTCAAAGTTGTAAGCCCTTGTCTGCACCAACCACTCAATCGAGCTTGGTCCGTTCGCAACGCTGTTGTCCTCCTTCTCCGCCTTGCTGATCTCCCAGAACTGGATTGATTGGTCAGAACCGCGAGCAAGAACGAAGCATCGGTCACCGTAAGCATTCTCTGACTTCAAGACCTGCAACACGTCGAGTCCGGTCCAGATTCCAGCCCAAGCCGGCGGAAACTTTTTCCGCATCGACGTGATCAGGTCGAAATCAAGGACAAGCAACGCCTTGTGGATGACACCTTCAGAGTTGTACCTAGGCTGTGCAGTCATCAACAGCCGGTTGTCGAACACGACCGCAGAGCTTGCCCAAAGAAGATTGGTCTGATCGTTGTCGGTGATGTTAAGAACCTCGTTGCTGATTGGGGTATTGCCCCAATCGTTGAACGACCTCCTTGCTATGATGAAAGAGCGCACGCCATCAACCGCCCGATAGAAAACGTCACCGTTGATCGTTATCGCAGACCTGGAACCAAGAGCGCCATTGGTCAACAAGCTGATTGCTTGGATTGGATAGTTCAGGTTCTTCCAGATATCACGATCAACCGGAGCATTGATGCTGAAAACGTATCGAGGAGTGAAGATCAGGAGCGGACCTTGGCCGAGAGATGTGTCCGGGTTTCCCGGTATGCACATCGCCGTGATACCTCCAGAATCAGAAGGAACGGCGAAATCTCCGCCACTGTTGAGGAACGTGTTCTCCGTTTCCTTTAGAACGCTCGCGCGCGTTCCGTCACCATAGACGATATCGGTTGCTCTGAATGAGAACCCATTTTCAAGAGCATACCATATTCGCCCGTTGACGTAGGCCATCATCCTCCCGCACTTGATTTCATCAATGTTTGCTCTTCGGATTGCAACACCATCAAAAATCAACGGACCACTGACACCATCTTGGATGATGACAAAGTTTTCTGCCTGCACCATCCATCCATCAAGTATATTGGAAGGGTTATAAAGGCTTGAGGATGTGGATATGTTTTGGACGCTGTTCTGGTCGATGTCGTACAGCCAAACTTTGCCACTGATCAACATCAGGATGAACGTCCTGCCGTTGTCTGCGATGTACGGAAGAGCGCATTGAAGGATACCCGTCAATCCGCTTGGATTGTAGCATTCCTCCGAATATCCATCAGCCGTGATGTTGGTGATGTCCGCAGTGATTGTCGCATTATCTGCGGTGATTGCATCGCATATGACCATGTCCTTCTGGATGAATCCGGGACGAGGAGACACGAATCCCTGCCGGAAGCTGGCGTTGACCGCGAACGCGACCTGGTTCTTGTCCACCTCTGACGGCATCACGCCGGAATCAACGCCACCCTCAAAGGTGACGGATCCATCGGTGTACCTTTTCGGTGCGCGTTCGCTCATCGGTTAGGCTTGGATTCGTTGCACCGAGAATGAAGAACCAGCGTTCACAGCAAGCAGCGTGTTTGCCGCCGTGATTGAAACCTCATAATAGTCACCAACATTTGACGCTTGATCAATGTATGAAAATGCAATCGGAGCCTCTGCTGCACCAGGCGTAAAAGCTAGACTTGTGAAAATAGAAGCTCCGTTTTTCTTTATCTCAAGCGTGGTAGAAGGAGATGGCGTTGTGCTTATGTTTAACACAACATCAATCTTATAATATCCAGTATAAGGAACAACGTATCGACCAGTTGCCGCTACAAATCCAGAAGCAGAATCAAGTGTTGACCAAGTTCCAGATGGAAAGTCTGTAAGGCTAAATGGATTCCTTAGCGTAAGATACGTAAGGAACGACAACGCGCTTCCGGTCACTCTACGGGTGAACGTGACGTAGTTGAACGTAGCAGTTCCAGAAGCGATGGTCAGCGTGCCTGCTCCAGGAGTAATCGTGATGTTCGCGCCAGCGGTAAGGCTTCCGACCGTGTATCCAGAACCATTTCCAATCGGGATCTGTCCATTGGTCGGAACAGTTGCGACCCCTGTTCCGCCTTTTGCGACAGTCAAGACACCGCTGATATCTGCAATCGGAACAGTGGGAGAAGTGTTAATCGCTCCAGACCCTGCGCTTCCAAGAGTTTTTACATAACCAGCAGAAAGCGAGTTAAGAGCGGTCGCGCTAGGAATCGAAGCATCAGGAACACGAACGATGTACGTTCCAGAAGAAGAAGCTCCACCGGCCAGTCCAGGAGTTCCTTGCGGGCCGATTGCGCCAGCGAGGCTGATCAGCGAACCAATAGGGATAACCGTGGTCGGAATCGCGTTCGGGATGCTCAACAATCCGGAAGCTGGATTCTGAAGGGTCAATTGAAGCCCATCAACCGACGTGACCTGCATGTATCCTAGACCCTGCACGGATACAAAGAACTGACCAGCAACTGATTCTGGAAGAAAGTCCGTCGCGTTTACATAGACCAAAACGCTAGACGCAAGAGCGGGGGTGATAAACGATGCCGTGGTCGTACAAAACGAATTGATTCCGTTCGTGCCATTCGTGCCGGCAGTACCAGTCGCGCCTTGCGGTCCAGGGATGTTGACGACAATCGGAGTCGTGTCGCAAGGGGTGCAACAACCGGATGAAGAAACAAGTTGCGACGACATAATTTTCCTTTCGCAGAACCTCAATCGCAGCGAGAACTATTGCAAGGCCAAACTATGTCTGAACCAGTGTCTGAGCATCCATTGATCAATCACAAGTACGGGATTCGTTCACCGGTCAAGATTCCAGATCTTGAACTGGAACTGTACGCATTCCGTAATCGCATTCAACCAAATGAGGGGGGGCTAGGTACTTTTAATCATTTTCGTAACGTCACGAAATTGATGTGGCCGAAGATGAGTTGGAATCCTTGGCTAGAAGCTCAGGTAGAAAGCCTTTGCGAACATGATTACGTTGGATGGGCAGGATGCGGAGCGAGTGGAAAGACCTTTGGCGCAACGCTTTTTGCAACTGTCTGGTGGCTTGCTAATCCATCGAAGACAACCGTCGTGCTAACTTCCACCACGGCGAAGATGATCCGGAAGCGTATGTGGGCCAATCTTCAAGAATTGGTCCGCAAGTCGCGAGGGTTCCCCGGCAACATGGTTGATTCCAAGATGTCTTTGCAGGCAATCAAGGGCGATGATCGACACTCGATATCCGCGATTGCTGTCGCTGAAGGAAACACGTCCAAGGCGGTGGCCAACATCCAGGGTATCCATGCAGAGCGGGTGATGGTCATCATCGACGAAGCTACGGACACTCCCGAAGCCGCTTTCGAGGCTTGTACCAACCTGAGCAAGGGCTGTCGCGAGTTCAAGATGCTCGTCATCGGGAATCCTGCGTCAAAGTACGACCCTCATGGACGGTTTTGCACGCCGGCAAAGGGATGGCGCAGCGTCACCATCGAGGACCAGCATTGGCTGACAGAACGCGGCATGTGCCGACGGTTTGAC